GATAGTGGGGGCGCCGATTGCGCCCCCAATACCCGGTTAGAATCAGTCGGTGAACAGGAAGAAGTTGTTCGCTCCCAAGACGCACACAGCACGCTCAGAGAGGTAGTTGACTTCCATCGCGTCGAGGTCGCTGGTAGCAGCACCTCCCGCAGAACCTGTAATCCAAGTCTTGTACCGGCGGTCCTCAGTCTCAGAGGCGCGGTAGCGGACGTGGAGGAACGGGCGCTTGGCGTTCTTACCCAACACTTGGTCGTAGACCGTAGTGCTTCCAGCAGGAACCAACAAGCCGTTGATACCGCCAGATGGGAGGTCACCACGCATAGTTGGGTCGTTCAAGTACTTCCAGTCAGACTTGTAGAAGTCGTAACCACGGCGGAAGCCAGTGAAGCCAAGGTTGAGAGCCATCTGCTCGTCGTTGTCGAAGAGACCATAGCTAGTACCGCCGGCACCGTAGCTGTTCTGAGCAGCCAACATGTCGTCGATAGCGAAGCTGAAGTCCCGGTCAACGAAGATGACGTTCTCCTCAATCGAACCCTGCTTATCCAAGCGAGAAATGATTGCGTCGAAGTCAGCCAAAGCAGCGGGGATACCACCAGACCAGAGGTTTCCACGATTCTGAACAGCGTAGAAGACACCTTCGGAACCAGCGCCTTGAGCGCCGGCAGCGGCTCCATTGCCCAACGCTGCTGCTGCACCTGAGTTTAGCTCAGCAGGAACTGCCTCAATCATAGCTGTCTCGAGGTAGTCGTCAAAGCGGAGACGTGTCTCGTGCTCGGACTTCATGTACCAGAGGTATCCGTTAGCACCGTTCTCGGTGGTCACTTCAATCCATCCAATCTGAGCCATGTCAGAACCAGAGACAGCGTACTTGTCCTTGAGGATGATTGGCTTGTTCTCGAAGATGAAGTCGTCAGCCTCAAGAGACTCAACCATTCCGTTGGTACCCTTCTTGAATTCAGAACCGTAAATCATCACGGTGCAATCGACACCTACAGCCATAGCTTGACCAGCACCTTCATAAAAAGCTACAGTGAAAGTAGAGGCTACATAGTCAACGAGCGTTACAACAGCCTTGTTGCTTCCGGTACCGTTGTTAGCCGTAATGAATACAGTCTGACCAATGCGGATAGCGATGCCTCCTGTGCCACCAGTGGTTACTGTACCTGCTGGAACGAGGAGGTCATTGACCGTAAAACTCGCTACATCGTCGGTAATAGCACCGTTGGCTGCGACGCTGGTGTACTTGGTGTGGAGACGACCTTGCTCAGCCCACTTGATGAGGTCTGAGTTGGTGGGCATCTCTGCTCCAACCATACGCATGAATCCCGCAACGGTGCGGTTGCCATAACGCTCGAACTCCTTCTCGTAAGTATCAGGGAGATACTGGTTGAGGAAGTCGAAGTTGGTAATATAGTTGGTTGCAACTGGAACCCGCTCTGCGCTGGGCTGCAAATTGAAACCGGGGGTTGTGTTTACTGAACCTGCCATGTTTTCTTAAGATTTGTTTCTTGTACTACGAATTTTCAAACCGTTACCCGAACTGGGAGTTACGGCTCGAACTTTGAATTCCCCCTTAGAAACAGCTTGGGGCACGGGACGCTCGGACATGTTAATGTTTTTAGTCTTGCGCATCACGTCATCCACCGCAGCCGTTTTGCCTTGCTCGTAAAAGAACTCGGCAAACTTCTCGGGGTTCATCGCGACGGCTAATGACTTGTGGTATCCCTTGGCGTCCTTGACTAAGCCCTGCTCATCCAGATACTTGTTTAACCAAGCCTCGGGGGTTTGCTGCAACTTCTTCAATTCACCACGGTCACCGGGAGAATACACGTAGGATTTGTCGTTGAGGTTGAACTCAAAGCCCTTGAACTGTTCACTGAACACCTCTCCAGTCTTTTCGTCAAACCACTCCTTCCTGCGCTTCTGCTCCTCTTGGTAAGTCTTCGCCTGCTCAACATATTGCTTGTACTCTTGGTACTCCTCAGACTCTTCCAGAGAACCTGCGCCCCTTGACTCAAGAGGTGCTTGGTATTTCTCCTTCTCTTCTTCGAAGTACTTCCGTGCTTTAGCAACAGCTTTCTTCTTGGCTAATTTAGCCTTTTTAATGTCGGCCTCGTCATCGAGGTCTTCATCAAACTTATAGTCCTCCATCATCATCTCTACGTCCTCTGCATCGAGGCCGTCTTCAGTTTGTAGGAGGTATTCTTTTAGCAACCCATCCCCGTCTGCTTCAGCGAGGTTCTGGTTGACTTTCATAAAATCCTGTAGACCGCGACCGGTCTCTTGCTTGTACTTGTAGTACGCCGCCACATCCTCCGGCAACTCAACCTGCGTTTCACGCACCTCGTTTAGTTCGTCCAAAGAACCAATCTCTCGCCCGTATCGGCTGCTCAAGAATGACCGCACCTCGTCTTCCGATAGCGCAGGTGCCGCAGGCTCAGCCTCCGGAGCAGGCTCACCGTTTAATTCTGCCTCATGCTTATCAAGCAACTCCTGCTCTACCTGCTGAGTAGACTTAGACTCTACCTCCGAAACCTCTCTTACTTTAATTTCCATTTATTTATATTTTATCGTGGACTAAACTCGGCCAAGTCGAAACCATCGAGGCTATCCTCGTTCGACTCGAAATTCATCGGCGGCAAGTTATTCTTTCGCTGGTCAATAAGCTTGCTCTGCTCAGTATTTTGTTGACTAATCCTCTGTGACTTAGCGCCCTCGCGCTTGTCCTCCCGAACCTGCAACTGCTCCTCCTGCATTCCGTGGAGCTGTTGGTTGTACCGGAACTCAAGGTCCATAAGCTGAGCCTTAGCCTGCGCCTCGGCTTGCATCTTCTCAATCTCGAAAGCAATCTCCGCCTGCTTAACCTGCATCTTACTCTGGGCTTCAGCCTGAATCTTTTGCATAGCGGTCTGCGCTGCCATCTGCTGTGACTGCATGTTGTTCTGCGCCTGCATCTGCTGTTGCTGGAGCTGGAACTGACGCTCCTCCTCCTGCTTCGCAACACGCTTAATCTTAAGCAGTTGGTTGGCGAGCTTGATGTTTTTAATCTCGCGGATATCGATAGCGTCCTCGAGGTCGATGCCGCCTTTGCTCAAAGCCATTTGGATATTGGCCTCGAGTTGGGCACGCTGCTCCTCGTCGGGGCTGACCTCGATGAATACGCCGAAGTCGTAGATATACAGGTCGCTAATCTCCCGTAAGATGCTGACGTTGTACTTACCAATCTGGTTTACAAACTCATCCTTAAAGTCAGCGTACTCAAGGATGTCACTGATACGGTAAGTAAGGGCCTCAGCTAGGGAACGGAACATATACAAGCTTCCGTCCAAGATGTGGCGGGTAGCCGTATTGCTGTTGGCAGCAGCCAGCTTCTGCAACCCAACCAAAGCATGTGGGTCGGGAGTGCTTCCGTCGCGAGCTTCGTTGAGTCCCGTTACGTCACGAATCATCTGCAAGTAGTGATTCATATTCCCAATCAACATCTGTGTCTTGGCAGCACCGCTGTTGCTATTAAGCTCTTGGATAGGAACCTTGCCCTGATTGTACTCACCGTCTTGAGTATACGAGCGTCCCACGACACTACCGGTTTGGAAGTATAGCCGTAAAGCATCCTCTGGACTATAGGCATTACCCGTACCAAGGTCTACCTCACTAAGTCCGTCAGCATCGATATACACTCCGTCGGGAACGGTGCGAGAAATAACCTGCTGGAGCTTAAGGTGGGTAACCTGAATGAGGTCGGCGAAAGGAATCATACGACGAGTCAGAGACTCAATGACACCCTTGTACATGCGCGGTGCCGTAGCCACATAGTTAGGCAACGCATGCTGACTAGCGGACTTCGGACGGACCATGTTATGCGCTACCTCCCACTTGAGTAGGATGTTGGTTCCCATAACCATTACCCCATCGTACCATACGTCGATGGTCTTCTCAACCTTTTCGTAGTCGCCTTCCTCCATCATCTCTTCGGGAGGATTGAACTGGTCGTCCTTTTCAATAACGCGAGCACCGTCGGCCTCAAGCTTCTTACGCTTGTAGACAATCTTCTTGGTCGTCTTGTAGTTGAAGTACATCAACGTAGCCGTATCACGATAGAATATATCGTTCTCATACATCTGCGCCACATTGTAATAATCGTACCAGCTTTGGCTGGACTTACTGATTTCCTCCAAATCCTCATTGGTGAGGCTGGGGTCAATCTTCATAAGCTCAGTGATTCCAAGGGTCTTAATCTCGCCCCAATAGAAACAGTCTTTAAAGTACGGGTCCTCGGTGTAGCTATACACTACATTGGCAGGGTCTACGTAAGACACCTGAACGCCCGCTCCGGGAAGGAACTCGTGCTTAGCCACACTAAGACCTAGAACAGCAAGGTCGTAGTCGAGACGCTTGCGCGTATCTGTATAGTGGTTCTCCTCAAGAATAGTATTGATGGCCTCTTCTTCAGCAATCTCAATAGCAGGCTTGTAGTTAAGCTGCATGTACACCTTAAGTTCCTCGTCGCTATTCGGCAAGTCCTCGGGGTTCATAGTGAACGGGTCTACACCAGTCTTCTCCTGAATGATTTCCAAGACGGGC